GCTATTTATAGCCGCAGTCCTACATACCGCCTGTGTTACAGCGGCGTAGGCTCCCACCTCTTCTTAATCCTTAGAAGAGGCTTCTTCGCTTGGCCTGACGACCAAGAGCTAAGGGGTTCGAGAGAACCCCAGAGATCTCGGTTAGGCTCCTCAGTAAAGTACTGAGATAGCGAAGCTTCTCCAGTCCCCTGAACCCGGCTTGGCTGCTGAACCATGCCGATCGTCAGATATTCGTGCCTATGCAAGACGCGGTTAAACCTGCACTTTGCAGGAGTTTCAACGCCTTGTTGATAGGTGAATAGGGATATGGAGCCGGTACCCATGGATGTTACAGCAAGGTTCTTAAGAATCCTACTGTCAACTGTCTTCAGTATCGCCGCGCTAGTGTTCCACCAACCTTTCTTGTAAAAGTTGTTGGATACAGCTATCGCCGACACTAGGGTCTCGGGGTTAGAAGGATCGTAGAGTGCACGGAAGTATGCAGGGGTGACATCGTCACCACAATATGCATCCATACCGCACGCTTCACGGAACTGGCCCTTGTGAAAGGACTTAGTTTCGTTTACCTTCAGACCACACTCCACAAGGAGTGCTACCAAATACTCATAGGCTCTAGTGTCGATGATGATATCATCACCAAAGACACGGAGTCTATGAGCCCGGGTACGCAAAGACTGTAAGCTGCAATCCCTGGTGCCGTCTGCCATCATTATGGCAAAATGGCCTATCATCGTAAAGATGATAGTCTGAACAGGGAAGGTACATGCAGACCCCATAGCGGCGAATTTCTTCAGCATTATGAGATCGTCGCTACCGGTAGGAGATAAATCCTTACCGATAACAACACTGCGTGACCTGCAGGCGTGTAGAGCATCTAACAGGGAAAAATTTCCTTGGAACATGTAGTCTACAAGCCTTGCACTAAGCCTGTCGCTAGCTGCCGATAAATCGACAGTTGCGTACATGCCAGTAGCGGACGACTCAAGCGCAAGCGCTTGTGATGCCGACTGGTCCGCGAAGTCTATTGAAAGACCAAGCGGACTATGTGCAACTGCGTTCTCAAGCCATCGCTGGATACCACCTTGGATCCATTGGTGCGCAGTCGGTTCAGCCGCGATAAGTCGCGGTCCCTTCTGCGTCTTGGGAACAGCAATAAGCTTACATGGGTACTCTCTGGTATCCTGAGTACGATCGACGAAATTCGTCGAAGCGAACCAGTCTGCCGGAAAGACCGAGTCTAGTTTCTTGGGCCAATTGCGGAAATCATACTTAATGAATCCGCGAACGGCATCTGAAACTGCGCCCGGACCGTGTTTTGGACGTATAGCCCAGACATCAAGTTCACCGAATGAAGCGCTTAGCTTCGAGCATAGCTCTCGGAAAAGCGTCCAGTCGAATGGCTTGATACAGGTCTCCGGTTGTTCAAAACCGTCGAACACACTCTGACGAGGGTGTGTCTTCCCATACTGATCTCCCCATAAGGGATGTCCGTAGGGTCGACCCCATTGTGGAATATTACTATCCCACGTGTTAGGCCGAGGACGAGGTAACTCGTTCTCAATGGTCACATACTCTAACACAGAGTTGTGAACATATTCGGGATCGCAATCAGCTTTCCACTTTTTCGCAAAGTTGTATACTTGGCGAAGGGCAAAGACTGAGAACGAACTCGGATCGTCCAAAACCGAACCTTGCTTGTCAAAGCAAAGACTCCAGAGCCCGTGTAAAAACACGGGCCTACGGTCAGAACCACTATATCGAGAATGATACGGCGGTCTTTCACTAGGTATGCAACCGTTTTCGAGTGAAAACTCGAGAAACTTAGCACAATCTGGTAAGGTTATCGTAAAGAACGGTAACCCCCTTGCATTGGCAGCCGAGGTAATCTCTGACATGCAGCGATCACATTCGGCTTGCAAGTTAGGGAAGGTAAGAGAGA